CAAGCTCGTTTTCCTTCAGTTCAGCTTTTAATTCTTGTTGGGCAATTAATGTTGCAAATTGCTGGTCAAATATTTGTTTATCCCATTCATAATCTATAACTGTTAGTTGTCCTCCAACTTGTTTAATATTGAAAGTTCGGTATGAATCTACCATTGTTCCCTTTAGTTTACTAAATTGTGATGAGTAGAATCTTCCTGATCCTTCGTTCATTGTAAGTTTTGGGATCCTTAATCCAGTTAAAACACCATCGACTGCAATTGCGTGACCTTTTCCAATACTTTGTAATCCCCATGTAGTAGCTAAACTATTTAATTGTGATGAAGAAACTTCTTCTAGCGACATTGCATGTAAATATCCTTTAAAATTTGGATTCAAAATAACAATAATATACTTCTTTAATTCTAACTTTGATTCTCCCTTTACTACTCGCCGTTGATATGACATTTCACAAATCATGCCTTTTTCTATTGCGCCCTTAGAATATTTATAACTTTTTCTAATTCGAGTTCTATGTTGGTTTATTTTACCCATTACATATTTATTACTGCTCCTGCTCTTAAGCATGCAGCTTTAAAGTTATATTTTTTATATAATTCTGTATGTTCAGTGGCTAGTCTTGATTCGTAATATTCGTTGTGTTTTCCTGGAACAGGATATTGTAATTTTTCTTCTTCATCAAGTTGAACTACCGGTGTAAATGCCCATTCATAACTAGACTGGCCGTTTGGTTGTGGATATATCATTCCCGTCTTAAATTGAATTGTTGTTAAGTACCAATATTGTCCTAAATCGATATCTTTATATTTAGTATCGATCATTAACTGAGGCATGCTTTCCTCGTATTTATTTAATTTATCGACATTTTCAAATTTAAAGTCTCCAGTTGTCATGAAACCTGAATCCATGCATACCTTAGATTCTACTTCGTTTACATGTTCTACGATCACTGCATCTGTTCCAGTGATTGGTGATATTTCTGTTTTTTCTTTTTTTATCATAATTAAACCTTTTCTAATTTTGGAAGCTTAAGTTGGACAGCTTCAGGTTGTTTTTGTATATGTGATGTAATTAGCGACTTAAAGTCACTATTCATCTTATCTAAACTAAAATTCTTCTTGCTATGACCTAATTGTTTCATTGCTGCTGGTAAATATTTCTTGTAGTGCTTAAATACATCCTTTAATATTTTTGATGCGTAATTATAGTTAATGTAGAACCATCCTGATTCTGGCATAATAATTCCATCAATTACAGCTGAAGGATGTACCTGTTTTACTTCACCAGGTAAAAGTATTGAATGAGGACTTAAAAAATCTATGTGACCTGACCAATTTGTTGATATTACTGGTTTTCCACTAAGACTGGATTCTAGTAGTGGTCTGCCAAATCCTTCTCCCTTTGTAAAACTCACATGTGCCTTTACTTTTGGATGATTGTATAAAGAATTTAATTCAATTTGTTCTAAATCTCCATGCAATAGATATACATTAGGAGGATTCACTATAGTATTTCTAATTGCTCTAATTTTTACAAGCATTTGCTCTCGATCAATTACACTAAATGTTGCAGAACTTGTTTTTACTATTAGCGCTGGGCGTTTTTTATATGCACCTCCTTTAAACGTATTACAAAAAGTTCTAATTATACCTCCTGTATCTTTTCTAGTGTGTCCTTCGTCTCCTTGTAGCCAATGTCCTACATATAGGAAACAAAAATCTTCGGGAATAGTTGATAATTTGTCATCAACTGTTTTTGATATTTCACTTGTTTTTTTCCATACGTTTAGATCTGCACCCTCAAATAAGACTTCAATAGGGGTTGTACACCTTAATTCTCCGTCTTTTTGCTTTGTCTGTTTATTCATTCTATCGTAAAATGTTTTTTCAAATACATGTTTTGCATGGTTGGAAGGAACTATCACTAAATCCATTCGATTACATCCTTCTAACCATGCTGCAGCACAGTTTGTTGTTTCAATTCCTGCTGTTATGCCTATATTATATTTTCCAATCTTTTGAAATTCATTAGGTACACTTAATTGTACAAATATGTCAGGTTGGGTTTCCATATTCGCAGTTAAAAATTTGGACGTAATATCTACATCATCATGTGTTAGTGCATTTCTTGGACAGTCTCCCCATCTTAAATCTATGATTTTAATGTCAAATCTATCCATTGCAATTAAACTTCTGACCAAATCTCTTGCATGGTCTCCATATCCTGACCTTGAACTAAGTGGGCCTTGAAAAACTAAAATTTCTTTCATTATCATTATATAACCTCTTCTTTTATGTCATCAAATATTATCCCATCAGGATATTTAATATTTGGTTCATTTGTATTTAGTAACGTAAATCTTTCCCTAGGTATCCATGAATTAAATATTCCTTGTACAGAGTTCAAAAATGCGGTACACATACCTTTTCGTGTAAATCCATTTTTTATTGCCCATTCACGACCAACTAGTCCTCTCCTGTCTAATTCTGGTTGGCCTAATGAATGAATATTTTTTAATTGTTTTGCGATATCAGTAATATTTGCTCTACTATCATAAATATATGGTGTCATTGGAGAGCCTTGTAAATTTAATTGGGGCCATACAGGAAATGCCCATTCTCCATGTTCTTTATATCTACCAATACTATTTGATGGAAATTGTGCTGTGAAGTCTTCAACTTTTATGTCTCTTCCATCAACCTTGAATCCCATTTGATCTTGTATACCACCAACTACTGTTCCTAATATCGGTGTTCCTGCCATAATAGATTCCATTACACTTAATCCAAATCCTTCTGCAGAACTTGGCTGACATGTTGCTGAAGCTACATTATATAAATAATTTAATTCTCTACTGTGTAATTTTTGAGTTGAAAACTGAGTTGGATATTTTGGACATAGTGCGCGGATTAAGGCTGGCAAATCTGTTCCATTTTGGTCTACAGGGTCAGTATGCATCAACATTAAGCATTTTGACGCTTCGTCTTCTGTTAAGGTATCACAAAATAACCTATATGCCAGGAGTAAATCACTAATAGATTTTCTTCTAATATTTCTACTATTGAAAAAGAAAATAGTATCATATTCATTGTATCCTCGTTCTGATATGAAATTATAGTATTCACTAAAGGCTGGACTATCTTCTAGTATTGGTGTGTACATATTTTCATTAATTCCATGTTGAACATATGTTAAATCATGTCCTTCTATTCTTGGTTTTCTTTGGCAGACATGTTTATTGATATTGTATGTTTGTTTTGAAATTGCCATTAAAAGGTCACAGCATTCGTAGAAATTTTCGTTCCAATGTGGGAATGGGAGGTCATCCCAGATATTAAGATATAATAGTGGCATAAATTGTCTTAATTCATGTTCCATATTATATAGCCATCCCCAGAATCTTGGGTCAGTAAAGTGTATAATTGCATCAGGTTTTTCTGTTGATATCAAATGTCTTATTAATTCCGGCGTTCCATAATCATCAACAGGAAATACAATTACGTTTGCATTTGTAATTCCGGCTTCTGTATTTACGTCTGCTGAAAGGTCAAACCTTTTTCCTTTATCTGGATGGTTTATTGCTCCACCAACTTGTACCCAATCGAATACATGAGATGTTCCAATAATAATTTCCTTTGACATGGTTCCAACTCCTGAGTGTAGCCTCATATCATCAGATAATAATAAAATCTTTTTCTTTTTGACCGCATTTGGATCGATCTTCTGTAACTTCGGTAATTCCATAATATAACCCTTTTTTAATTTTATTTTGCTTGTACTATTGGATATGTATCTATTTTTTTCTTAAATTTATTATCTTCAACATATAATACTAAGCACCTATTAACCAATGTTTGAAAATTCATTCCATTTTCTAAACACTCATACTTAAAGTTCTTTTGTGCATTAACATCGACCTTTACTGATGTTAGTTTTGTTTGTTTTATCATAACGTTTCTCCTATTTTCTATATATATAAATATATGGATATATTTAGAAAGTTACGTTATTATTATACTTTTTTTATTAAATTTACTAGTATAGTTCAATGTACTGTCGGTTCCAGCTGAGGTTCCTCCTTTAGGTACAAATGCAATTAACCTATCAACTAAACTTGCTAATATTTTATTTCTTACATGAAAATTTCTTATTGAAAAAGCTTTTTGATACCAATCTTCTCGCATATAAGAATATAAATTTTTAACTGTGTGGGCAGGATTAACTTCTATATAGTTGCAGTCTAGTTCTAAAGCATATTTCTTAGCATATTTATCTGCACCATCAGGAGAACCACCACTAACAATTGTAAGCTCATCACCAAACTTCTGCTTAAGATTAAAGATTGTTTCCTTAATCTTTCTTTTATTCTCATATTTTCTACTACCAACTATTCCTACTTTCATCTTCACTTACCAATTATGTATTATGTTTGCTACTATCGCTATGCAAGTAAGAACATTTACTACAACAATAATAGTTCTCAATATTGCGACTATATTATCATGATCCTTTGTTCTTTCATCGCTGAAGGATCCTATTGCGAATTTCCATATTGTCCATATTTTTTTCACACTATTCTTTCACTTTTTGGACAAAGATCTTCTCTATCTTTATACTCACACCACTTACAATTTACATATTTATTTCCTCCAATTGCAGGATAACTAGCCTCTTTATTGTGTTTTCCTTCTGGAGTAAATGCTGTTTCGATAAAACTATTTAATTCTCTGTCAACCTTATTTAGTGATGGTGTTCCTGCAGCTGGACGAACTTGTTGAACTCTATTTTGTGGAAAATCACAATTTTCCCATAATTTTCTTTTAACTATAAAATATTCAACATCTATGTCTTTTTCGTCTACACCATATTGTTTTGCAAAATATCGTTTATAGATTCTAAGTTGGTCTCCATTTTTACTCTTTTCGGCAGCTCTCCAACCTCTAGTTGAAGTTTTAATATCATAAATCTTTATTCTATCATGTTCTTTCATTACAATATCAATAAAACCCATCATCATAATGTTTGGATTAGAGTCCGTTTCACACAATATTGGCATTTCTATTCCTACTAATTCGGTATTCTTTTTTGCAAAATATCTTCCGCGTCTGGATTTGAACCAATCCATTATTGCTACACCATCATTATAGAATTCTCCAAGCTGTTGTGGTGTTGAAAAATCCTTTCCTTGTTCTTTCACAACTTTGTTATACTCGTGCCTCATTGTATTCAATAATAATTCATTGACATTTAATGCGTCTGCTTTTACAATAGATTCTTTATACATTGTATCTATGTAGGTTTGTAAAGTTTCATGGAATGCTGTTCCGAATGTTAGGTATATTGATGGGTCAAAAACTTTATGCTTATCTATGTATGATAGCTTCCAAGATTTTGGACAATTCTTATACCTTGAAAATTGGCTATATGAAATAGTCTTTTTTCCTAGCATTCTAGCCTTTATGGCTAAGTCTTTTGGTGTTTTTAATTGCATATATTAATATAATCAAAGTAAATGACATAAAAAAATCTGGTAATTATTTTTTACCAGATTTTTCAGTGTTTTCTATTAACTTATCTAGATAGGCTTTTGCCTTATAAAGATCTTGAAGTCCATTCTTATCTTTCCATCTCGTAATATATTTTAAGATATTACCTTCAAAGAAATTGAGATTGTGAGAATTTGCATACTCCCACATCTCTATTCCTTGTGTATAATGGTTAGGATGTTTTACTGGGTCAGACTTTTTAATTGTCATCCTGGGTTTTTGGTAGTGACGCGCCTTTTTCTTTAGGTAATAGCTCGTCATTAACATTTCCACAATTGCTACATTCAAATACAGGTAGTGGTAAAAAACTAGTATTTCCTGATGGTGCTAGGGCTGCTGATACTTTTTTTAATAATACTACTTGTATAAATGTTGGGTTTCCACATTCATTGCAAATTACATCTGGTAAATCTGATGGTACTAATCCTTTCATATTTGTTGCTTCCATTTTTATTTCTCCTTATGATGGCATTCCAAATCCACCTGCTCCTAGATCTGGTTCTTCATCGTTATTTTGTTTATTTGTAATAATACATTCAGTTAATAACATTGTTCCGGCTACTGAAGCTGCTTTTTCTAGTGCAACTCTTGCTACCTTTGCAGGGTCAATAATTCCTGCTACAAACATGTCTACAACTTCTTCTTTTCTCGCGTCATAACCCCATTTCATATCTTCGATCTTGTTAACAGGATTCTTTCTTTTTACTTTGCTACGAACTTTATTCCATACAACTTCTGGAGTAAGGCCGGAGTTTTCCATAATACAATTAAATGGTTCTTTGCATGCTCGTTTTACAATATCTACTCCACTAGCTTGGTCAATATTTTCAGTTTCTACGCTAATCGTTCCAATTACACTATCAACTATCCATCCTAATGCAACTCCACCTCCAGGTATA